CTTATCCACTTCAACAGCGTCTAAACGAGTTTGGCGTTCTGTCTTTATAGCTGCCCAAGTTCCTAGGCCAAACTTATTATCAATATCTATCTCCAGGTTGCGGAGTTTAGTAGCGTTGTTCTTCTCTGTAAGGACATCCGTAACAACAGATGCTATGCTCGTGTCACCCTTATCTTTCTTTAAGGCTTTCTCAGCCTTCTCTGTATGGCTAAAAAGTTGCTCTATAGAAGCTGCAATATCTTGAACTGTTTTGGCATTCTCAAGGAGCTTAGAAACAGCACCTAAAGCCAGAGAAATTGTAATTGGGTCCATTCAAGTTATTAACCTCTTATATAACCCACTGAATATCGTTGATATCTGTTGTGCCACCAGCCCCAAGCATTATCATCAGAGCAACGGTAGACGCCTGAGAAAACGCCAGTATGTCAGATGTGTTCTTCATAAATGTCACTGTAGTCCCAACCCGTTTAATTGTCAAAACGTCGTGTTGGGACCATGTGCCGCCAGCGCCACCAGCGCCTTGCCTTGCACTACCAAAAAATAGTGAATCATCACCACCGTTGTAGGAGTAACTGTGATTTATACCCTTTATCCCATTACCAGTAGATGAGTTAAAAACAGTTGCATCTGCGTTAACTTCAGAAGCGGCAAAACACCCAAAATTCCAATTAGTTTCTGAGTTAACTGTAGCCGTTAATACAAAATCCCCATCAAATGAGTCTACCGTTCTAGCACACGCCTCCGCAGATGCGTCAAATGTCCCTGTGCCGAATGACAGACCTGAACCAATTTGTGTCCAATCACTAGAGACGGGGATGACGGTTGTTTTAAACGTAGCCTTGCTACCAAACCCGCTAAGATTATTCACCGTCAGCATTACATTTTACTCTTAATGGCAGCCTTAAGTTCGGCTGATGTCATTGACCATTGCTCCGCAGCAACACTAAAGAAAGCCTTCAGTCTACGGTCATTAATTAGCCCTTCAATTTCAAGGTCATGACTATCGCTAAGTTCTTTTGAAGTCTTTGACCTGACCGTCCATGTCTTTGTAATATCTGTTTTGGTAACTTTATTTACTGGACCAGTTCTGACCTCTGTGTCTGAATTAAAAGAGGGCTGGACAATAACAAGAGTCAGCCAACGTAGTCCCTTGTCTGCTAGAAGGACAGGTGGAGTACCACTCCGAAAATTCCTGTCACCGTCCACCTCTTTCACAATGCTGTTGTCGTCTTTGAGTAGAGCGTATTGGGCCATTATGCGTCACTCCCTGCGTCCGTAGTATAATGAATCTTAATGCCATGAAGCCTTGCATCTTCAGACAAGCTATCAGCACCGACAACTCTTGATACTTCAAACATGACGTATTCTTCCGCGCCGGGTGACCCATTAGGTACAACAGCCGCAGTCTCTGCAGTAATCATTATATCGTCAGCCGTGGCACTGTTGGTATCGAGACCGCCTCCGGCAGGAGACGTTGGGGCTGGGAATGCTGTAATAAGAACATCCTCATTAGCAAGGGCCGTTGCTGCAATACCCCATTTAACTGTATTGCCTGTTGTGCCAGTGGCCGACCATATGAACTGGTATATTAATCCGACGGATTCATCCCAAGACTTAGGCATCTGAATACCAAAGTACGCGAAGTCTTCTTCAGCGGCGGCGAAGTCCATTGTACGGGCAGCAAATAATGAAGTTCCAATTTCTACTGCGTTAGACGAAGCCGCTTGAGTCGTAACCGCTGGTTCCATTGCTGCTGCTGGGACGAATATTGTGTGTTGTCCAACTGATGTATTACTTTGGGCTAAGACATCAGTACCAATAACAAGACCAAGAGTAGTTCGTACATTAGAAGCAGCAGCATCATCTAAGAATGTTTTAGCAAAGGCTGTTAAACTAATTACTTCTGCTGTACCACTACCAGTAAATAGAATAGCTTTGTTAGCTGCACTAGTTAATCCTGCAATGGAGTTAAGTTCAGCATCAGCAGTATAATCAGCACCTGTTGCCCCAGTAGCTCCAGTAGCTCCTGTTACTAATCCGAAATCAAACTTACCTGTTGCAAGTGTATATGAAGCTGTAGGAGTTCCCCCTGTTGCTACTGTATTAGTATCATGTGTAGTAGCAATTACTGTACTAACATCCATTAGTGTTATAATGTTGCCAGCAGTTACACCAGTATCATAAGATATAACAGCAGTATGTGCTACAGCAACAACACCATATCTAGCTCCATCACTTATAAACTCATTAATGGCGTAAGCAGTATCAACAGTCCAAACACCAGCATACGTAGCATCAATACTAATAGACTGCCAATAAGTTGTATTAGCAGTACGATCAGCAGGAAATGTAAGTGAACTAGAAGTTGTATGTACAACTAGTACTTCCCAGATTGTATCATCAGTAGCGTCAATATATCGTTGACCTACTGTAACAGATAAGGCATTCTGCCAGACCCCTTGGACATTACTAACAGCAAGGTAACGAGCAATCAAAGCATCTACTAAGTGCCAGTTATCATGCTCCTCAGTATGCCAAGGAATCTTATCGAAGTCTGTTAGATTAAAGTTGTAGTTTGTTGTTTCAGTCATAACAACTCCTAAACATCAATCTCAGTTCCAACTACCTGCATGTTCATTGCTACCATAGTCAATGTAGCAATTGTATATGTAACAGTATCACCAGCAGATAAGTAATATTCAAATGGTGCTGGAGATGCAGTAAGCTCTGCAGTTGCACCAGTAGGAGCAGCAGCAGTTTCGGGATTAACTAACAACGTACTATTAGAATGCAAGAATCTTGCAGCCGTCATATTAAGTATGACTGCAACATTAATACCATTAACAGTAATCGTTAGATCACCTGTTCCAGTAGACCCATGACTAGCACCAGCCCACATAATTTTACAACGTGCAGCTTTTCCTGATGGAACAGTATACACAGTAGTCGTAGCTGCCGTAGCAGTTGTAGCTTCTCCTAGAACGCCAATTTTATCAGACATTAATATTCTCCTTAGATTGATGCACTACCATATGCGATAGTACGGGGGATTCCTAATGACAATGCCCGTACTCTACTAATACGTACATCAACTTCTTCAGGTGTTATAAAATTATAGTAAACTTGTGCGCCAGCGACACCAGTGCGCGTTTGCAAAGCAGTAATCTCATTGTAAATAATCAGCATTTGAGAACGAAAGGTAGCTTTACTAACCTTCGTGTTATCTGCTGGAAATGTTACATCAACAGAACTAGTCATTGTTATCTCCTTGGTGAGCCTGTTAAATAAGCAAGTGATATAGATACAAATTTCAATGCACCAATAGCATCACCTGACATGCGTAGCTTCTGTAGTTTATATTTAGCAGTCCAAGCATATAAACTCTCTAGTCTAGTGGGCCGTCCTCCACCGTAATCTTCACCGAATTCATCATTACCGAAACCGGGGCTGTCTCCACCTTCAAATACCATAGACAAGGCGGGATCAAGTGCCTCTACATCCCAACCTAGAAGATCATCAAACTTTAATTCGTCCTCTTCAAAGTCTTCACCAAAGTTATTACGATCATTATAAATATTATCAATGAACATATCGACAGTAAACTTGTTATCACCAACAGTATCAAAGTTAATGTAACGACTATTCTTTGTTAGGAACCTATCGTTATTATCAGACCACGGAAGCTCCCATGTAAACTTAATAGGGATGCCACTATCAGCAACAGATGCTACAGGAGTCCAACCAGTATAATCACCAAAGACTGTTTCATCATCAAACATCTCTTGATCACCCATGTAATCTAGATATGTAATGTTGTCTTTATCAGTAGGCTCTCCTAATTGGTATATCTGTGTACCTTCACATAAGAAGATATTCTTAAGCGCAGAACGACATCCACAACGAAAATTCCAGTCCCGCCAATCATGCCAAGCTTCTATTTTCAACTTCTTATTGCGTTTATATACAAAGCATCTAACCTCTGTTGTCTGATTTGCTCCTGCTGCATTAGGTACAAACAACATATAGTTATTAGAAGCACTGTCCCATAGACTCCATACCCTGTCTTCTAAGGAAATGGTAGAATTTATGTTAGCTATTGCTGCATGATAAGCAGGATCAATTAAAGCTGAAGCACTATTTGAAGCTACTGTACCTGTATACAATGTTCTAGTTACTGTAGAAACACTGTTAAAATCTCCAAAGACCATCTCTTCTCCGATAGTCTGGATAATTCTATGAGACACAGCCCCAACATTTTCCATAGCATCACCAAATGTTGGTGTATGATTACCTTCATCATCAAATACAGCTAGTGTTCCCGGTAAAATTGCATCCTCAAACATGACCATAAGCTTATCACGGAACCTACCAAGTCCCTTAATAACCTGTGAACCACTAGGTACACGAGAACCCAGATCAACATTAACAGCATCATTAGGCGCAGAAGCACCTACCCAAGTACCACTAGTATCAGTATTTGAGATATAAAGACGATCTTCAGCACCAGCAGAAAGATCACCAGCCATAATTAGATAACGTCCATGTGCCACAACGAAACGAGCAATAGGAACAAATGCATTATTTAAATCTGCTAAGTCAATTAGATAAGAAGCTTGCATAGATGTATTAACTATAACAGGCTTATTAACTCCATTACATATAATAAGATCACCATTGAATATAGCAAAAGAGGCAAATGATGTAGCTACCCAACCACTAGGATTACCTGCTAGGTTATTAGCCCAATCATCACTCCATATAGATAAGACACGCCCATTAGCATCTATACTAACTATCTGTCCATTATCACCAACAGCTACAATATACCCATTGTAATACTCACAATTGATAATCTCAGTCATATACTCAAAGACATCAGCAAACAGTTTAGTACCGGGACGTACTTCATTAG